AAAAGCCCCGGGAAGCTTTCGGGCTGCGGCGGCCGGTAGATCGCGTACACACGTCTTTCCACGTTTCAATCCGCCCCCGGCTGGAAAGCCGGGGGAAACCCAAACACCCCCTTTCAATTCGCCGAAACCTCGGGAACCGTTGTTTCCGCGGACCGCCTCCGCTCGTCCGCCAGCAACAGGCACATTACCGAACAGTAGCGGTTGCCGTCCACGTCTTCAACCCGCCGCCGGCTCGCGGGAAAAGCGGCGCCACAGGCCGGGCAGACGACGGCGGGAATGACTTCATACGCGCGATCGGCCATGCTTTGCCCTCCGTGTCAATACGGTGTCACAGGTGAACCCCCGGCGGCAGCAGGATGCCGCCGGCCACTTTCAGCTTGTTCCGCTGACTGGCTACGATCTTGTCCGCCAGGGCCTTGAGCGCCGGTGCGAAAGCCTGGTCCGGGAATTCCCGGGAGGCGGCCCACATGCGGAGTACGCCGGTAGCGTCGATGTGCCAGACCGAAACGAGCAACCGGCCGGCCTCACCGCCGGCCACGAGCCGGTCGAGGTACGCCTTGGCCTGTTCGATCTGGGGGTCAACGGAGCCGGTCGGGTGGGTCGGGTTTGACATGGAAAGCTCTCCGGAAGGTTAACGGGGTCTTACCTCGGTTGAAACCCCGTCACGGCAACCGGCAACCCCTGTGCCACCGGCCGGCCGCCAGACCGCCCCGAGGCGGCCACGCACGCCAGGGCGTACGCCACCGCCTCGTCATCCGCTTCCCCCTCGGGCGCCCGCAGGCTCGCACCCTCGACGGCGGCGAGCTGGGCGAACGTCTCCAGCGAGTGCAGGACCGTCTCCCGGTTGCGGAACGTGTCGGCGGTCAAGTCGTACATCAACGCCTTGCTCTTAGCCGTCTGCTGCCACCCTTCGCCGCCGTCTAAGCCCGGCAGCCGCAAGAGCCGGCTGTTGTCGCGGAGCCAGAGCAAGACGGCGTGCCCGTGGTTGTTCCGCTCGACCATGACCGGGGCAAAGTTGTACCACCGTCCCACGGCGTCAAGGTGGGCGGCCATCACGGACGGCTGGAGGCGCCGGGCCATCTTCGCCACCTGCTCACCCGTCCGCCGTTCCAGCACGTGGAAAGCGGAGTCGTGCGAGGTCGGGTTGCCCTCCGCCGGGTCGGCTCCCATCACGTAGCTTCGGCCGGCCACGGGCGGGGCGTACACTTCCAAACCTGGAATGCTCGGGGCACCGGCCGGCAGCTTGTCCGCCGGCAAGGGTGGCAGGGGCACGTAGCACTGCCGCAGCCAATCCGGGGCGATTCGCTTGTCCAGCGTCCGGGGGGCCAGGGCTTCGGCGTCCGTGGCCGGGTATTGCTCGTGCAAATCGTCCAGGGAGCCGGTCCGCGACAGGATGTCGGCTTTCTGCTCTTCGTACCATTCCCGGGTCCGGTCAGGGCGGCAGCCCCAGGGAAGGAACACGGAGAACCACGGGCTATCGCCCGTCAAGCCTCCTCGGTAGATCCGTTTGAAGGGCGAATTGGGCCGGGATTTGTCGGAGCGGGACAGGAGGACCATCCGGCCCCCGCCGTCGATGGTGGGCTTGACCGCCCGCATCAAGCGATCCAGGTCGGGCACCAGATCGGCCTCATCGACCACCGCCAGGCTTGCCGAATAGCTGTCACCGGCCGTGGTCGGGAAGGCCAGGGCCCTGCTGCCGCTGGAAAGCTCCCATTCGTGGTCGTTGGCCGTTACGAACCGCTCGGCCTTGAGGAACGACGGCAATCGGTCGTACATACCCCGCAGGCGGTTGGCCAGGAGGTCGGTCGCTTCGTCGTCACGGCGGGAGAAGAGAAGGACTGTTGCGGCGGGGTGGAAGAGGAGTTGCCAGAGGGCGAAGCCCAGCACGAGCCAGGTAAGGCCGAGCTGCCGGGCTTTGAGGACGGCAACGAGTCGGTGATCGGCCAGGGCACGGAGGGTCGTTTCCTGAGCTTTCCAGAGCTTGAACGGCACCCATTCCCCGGAGGTCGCGTCGTAGACGTGTCCGTAGGTGTTCAGAAAGTGTACGGGGTCGTGCCGGCAGCGGAGTGCTTCAGCCGTTAGGCCCTTCGCCTGCTTCCGGTCCTTGCACTCCAGTACCACCGGCGCTCCCGTTTCGGGCCAAGCCTCTTTGTTCCAGCCGTTTCGCTTCCCGCATGACTTCTTCGAGCACGAAAATGATCGGCGAAGCCTCGCCGTGGTCGTGGGTGTGCTTGTGCTCCTTAACCACGTAGCCGAGAATCCGGGCCAGTTCCTTGAGGGCGGCGATCTTCCCCTTTTCGGTGACCTTGGAAACCTTGGCGAAGCCGACCGAGCTCAGCTCCCTGACCACCCGCCCCCGGCTCACGTCGTTCGCGTCGGCGTCGGCTTTTTGCTTGGCGTGGATTGCTTGGAGGATGTGGGGCTTTTTCAGGAGCGCCGAAGCCTGCCACCGGGCATTGTTCCCCGTGTACCCCGCCGTCAAAGCCGCCTGGGAGGCGTTCCAGGTTTTCAAGTACTCCTCGACAAACTTCCGCTGCTTGTCGGTCAGGCCGTCGCGTTTCATGCCTTCATTGTGTTTCAATCCGCCCCCGGCATTCAAGTCGGGGGAAACTTTCTAGGCCCCCGTCAGCCGGCAGAACGCCACCGCCACGACCGCCCCCAAGGCGTACCAAACGAAATCCTCCAGGCTGTCAACGAACGAATCCTGTTCGACCACGAGGTCAAAGCCGAACTCCTTCGGCACCGCCCAGGCGAGCGTCAGCAGGAAGCCGGCCCACGGTGGCAGCCCCAGCCGGCAGGCGGCCAGTACGACCGTTGACGCGATGGCAAAGTGGCTTGTCTGGGCCAACTGGTTTTCGGTGGGGTCCCACAGCGGTTGCTTGATGCCGTTCATTTCGCCACCGCCAGATCCAGAAGGCCCTTATCCTCTTTCCGCCGCTTCGCCGCACGCCGGGCCTTGGCCTCGTTCGCCAAGGCGACGCGGTGGTAGCTCTCCTTCAGCTCGAAGCCGACCACGTTCCGCACCCCCTCAACCGTGGAAAGCTTCGTCACCGGGGACGGGGCACCCAGACAGACCCAGGCCGTCGAGCCGATGCCCATGAACGGGTCCATCACCAGCACGTCCGGTTGAACGCTTGTGGGGTTCGAGTAGATCCGCACGAGACGACGGATTACCTCGATCTGCAAGCAGCAAACGTGACGTTCCTGTTCGCTCTCCTTATTCGACCGCAGCCTAGCCCCGTCGAGGATATCGATCTCCAAAATGTCGGTCCAAATCCCGTGGGCGTCTCGCACCCATTCGTCCGTGGTACACCAGCCGTTCGGGTTCTTCTTGGCGTGCTTGAGGAACCGGACCGGGTGTTCCACCTCGCCGGGTTTGCCGAAGATCAAGACGTAATCGTTGGGGGCCGGCGCCATCATCGTCCCGCTGCGGGCGTAGCCGGTCTTGAACTGGAGGCAGTGCAGGTTTTGCCGGTTGGCGATGCTGTTGTGGGTCACGACGAACCGTTCAGTTACGTAAAGGTTGTCCGGCGCCTCAACCGAAATGCAGGTGCAAAGGGCGGTATCTACAGGCTCGATAGAGGTTACGGCACGGCGGGGCTTTTTCCTGGTCGGTAGCCATTTGCCCGCTTTCCGGCTGTAACGGAAAGGGTTTACGCCGTGAGGCATCCTTACGCTTACCCGCCACTTCCGGCGGCCGGTCCGCCTTTCCCCGCGGTACACATACGTCCCGCCGACTTCCGACCATAGCCGGGCGACACCGCCGAGCGATTCCACCAGATAAATCAGGTCTTCGGCCAGCCGTTTCGACGTACTGACGAAACGAGCCACCGTGCCGCTGACGCGCCGGACCGTGCCGTCCGTGTCCATCAAACCGCGAACCACTTCCAGCCGGTCGGCCGGCTTCGCCAGCAGATATTCCGCGGGGACGTACTTTTCCCAGGAACGCAAGCCGTGCAGGTTCAAGGCCCGCAAGCTTTCCAGCAGCTCGTTTTTCTTCCGCCTCGGCCCGAGGGCGGCGTAGGTCGCAACTCCGCCGCCCCTTTCAGTGCCGGGTATTTCCTTCCAGCGGTGCCCCGGCGGCAAAGCCGACGACGTGACGATTTCCCGCTCACACGTCAAACACGCCCGACTGCGGGCCGCAATACTACCGTCCCCGAGAAGAGTCCCTAGCGCGTAAGGGTGGATCGGCAATTCTTCAGAAGTCGTTTGAGCCGGCCCTGACATGATCGGAACATAATAACGGGGGAAACCTTTGGGGGTATAAAGACCGTTTCGGCACAAGTCTTCGGTGCGACGGACGGAAAGTTTTCCAGTATCCCCCTTTCCTGCCGTCTCGACCGCCCAAAGGTGTTCGCCGTCGCAGTCGATGGAAGCACCGTCCGAAAAACGCACGCGGTAAAGCTGTCGAGCCCCTTGCGGAAATACACCGGTCACTTCCGTAGGTTTCCCGTCCGACCCGATCACCTTATCGCCAACGGACAACGTTTCGATCGGCACGTAACCTGTTGGGGACAAGACGCCCGTACCGTTCCGAAGCGCTTGCGGATTTTTACAAACAGCGAACTCGCCCACGAAGTTGAAGCCGGCGGCGCCGAACACGTCGATCATCGCCCCGCGGAAATCCCGCCGGCCCATGAAGCCGTGCTGGACCTTATACGCGAGCAGCTGTTGCACGTGGATGCACGCCACGCAGCCGGGGGCCGTCACCCGGAAGAGCTGAGCCGCCACGAACCGCATGTTCAACGCGAACCGGCCGGCCCGCACGTCCACGGTCGAGCCGTTGTTGCCCACGTCTTCGACCTTGCCGGAGTAGGTGAAAAGCTCGTCACTCGAACGGGATGCTGGTCACTGTTAAGTGAACCGACCCGTCCGCGAGCCTCCTTTCCATGCCTGCAATGCAGTCTTCGTTGAAAATCTCGCAACGCGGTTCCACGGTTAAAGCTCCTTCCTTCTTAGGGTCGGGATAGCGGTCCAACGGCCGCCGTTCCCCCTTAACCTTCGATCGGCCTAAACCCGCAACGGTTTCAGGGCCTCCACGTAATTCTGCTCCATCTCGTCAATCGAACTCTCGTGGAGGGCCTGCTTCCGCAGCAAGTTCGCGTACATGTCCTCTTCGAGTTCCTTGACCACCGGGACATGAACCCTCACCCGTTTCGTTTGCCCGTAGCGGTAAGCCCGGCGGACCGCCTGGAACCACTGCTCGTAACTGTCGTTGAACCCTGAGAAGACCATCGAGCCGCAAAACTGGAAATTCATCCCGTACCCGAGCATGGTGGCCCGGCTGACGAGGACCCGACTTTCGCCCCGCCGGAAGCGTTCCAGGATGCGGAGCCGTTCGCCCTCGGCCGTCTTGCCGGTCAGGAGGTCGAACGACGTGAAGCCGGCCGCCCGCAGGCTTTCGGCCAGGATGGTTGATTCGGCGTCAAAGACGGTCCAGACAAGTACCTGCAAGCCGGCGTCGGCTTCCGCCTTCGTGAGGGCCGCCACCAGGGCCGGCTTGCGGGAAGGGATGCGGTCGAACACCCGGGCGCCGGCTTCCTTGTCCCCGGCTTTGCCGCCGGTTCTGCCGCCGAGGATCCGGCCGCCCGCGCCGGCCTTCCCGTTCCGGCCGGGTTCCTTCGCCGGCCGGCGGTAGCGGAACCCCTTGGCGATCTGACTCAGCCTGGAACGCTCGACGGCGTTCGTTTCCCGGCCCATGCCGGGCAAAAGGCCCTGCCCGTCGTCGGCGGCCAGGGTTTCGGCCAGGGCCGCGAGCTGCTCCGGCGTCGGGTCGATCTCGTGGGGGATGATCACCGGCGGGGGGATGTCGGGGTGGTCCAGCCGCCAGCCGTACTTGCGGGGGTCGCGGGCGTAAATGCTCCAGGACGACATGAACCGGAAGAACGCCTCCCGCGCGTGCGGCTTGACCGCCCAGCGGTGCGACTTGGGGTCGCGGGCGAAGTAGGTCCAGATGATCTCCCCTTCGTTCCGCATCTTCTCCAGAAAGGAAGCCTGGGAGCAAAACTCAATCGTGTCGTTCGGTGCCGGCGTGGCGGTGCAGGCGAGCTTGTATTCGATCCCCTTACAGCTTTTGATGAGTGCCCACTTCTGTTTGCCCCCGGACCCGCGGAGCCGGCTCGACTCGTCCAGCACGACGCCGCACAGGTGTTTCGCTTCCGAAACGATCTGCCGGTCCAGGCTCTCGGGGTTCCACTTCTCATAGTTCGTGATCGCCAGTCTTACCCCGTCGTCTTCTCCGGTAGCGCCCTTGCCTCCTTCTTTACACCAGCGACGCATTTCCTCCCGCGAAGTGATCCGCCGGATGGGCAGCGAATCCCCGTAGAACCGCCGGCACTCTTCCACCGTCTGCGGGACGATCTCATTCAGGCTGACGATGAGGACCCGGCCGCCGGTCCGGTGGATCACGTGCCGCGACCACTCCAGGAAGATCAAAGTTTTCCCCAACCCGCAACCGCTCCAGCAGGCGAACCGCTTTGCGGCCAAAGCGAGCTTGACGATTTCCGATTGGTCGTCAAAGAGGAAGTCTGAAAGCGGCAGGTCCGGGGCGGCCGGTCGCGGGGCTTCAACGCCTAAAAGCTTGGCGAACCGGGCCGGCGCGGTGACCGTGTAAGATTCGTCTTCCGGGTCGAAGGTGATTTCCGACTCCGGCAGTTTCTTGCACTTCAGGAACAGCCGGTAGTCTTCGACCCGGAACGACGCGAACCGGACCGCCAGCCGGTCGCCGGAGAATGACACCGCGTTGTCAACCGTTGCATCAACCGTTGTTGTGTTCATGCCTTCTCCCCCCCCCTTCCCGCCTCTACCTCCTGGACCTCCTCGGCCCTGAGTCGGTAAGCCCGGAGCAAAACCTTGAGCGCCTGCCGCAACCGCACGGCCGCCGGCGTCTTGTCGGGCAGGGGCCGCAGAAGAACGCGGAACCAACACCCGCCGCCGGAAACGCCCCCGGTCCCGCTTTCCGGCCCGACGTTTTTCGGCGACACGGACACCCGACTACCCTCCCCACGACTTGCCGATTTTGGCTTCCACGACGCACGGCACCGGGTCGAGGATCTCGGCCATGCCGTCCACCATCGCCCGGGTAAGCCACCCCTTTACCTCTTCGGCCGCCCCTTCGGGGCACTCCACGCAGATTTCGTCGTGGACGGCCAGGACGGGGAACGCCCCGGGGCACTCACCCCGCCGCTCCCAGAGCAACGCCAGGGCCAGTTTGAGCCCATCGGCTTCGTCAGCCTGAACCGGACTATTGAGCCGCCAGGTGTCCGGTGCCTGGACCGGAAGCAGCCGCCGCCGGCCGTTGGCCGAACGGGTTTCGGCGGCGTGCCGCCGCTTGGTGTCGGCGCGCCAGCGGGCTAAACCGGGATAGGCGACGAACCATGCGGCCCGGTGTTTTTCCGCCTCTTCGGCCGTCATCTCGACTCCCCACGTGGCCCGGCTGTAGTTCCGCAGGCCCTCGGCACTCGCCCCGAACAGCAGGGCGAAATTCGCCGACTTGGCGATCTGCCGGTCTGCTTTGGAAACCTCTTGCTTGCCGAGCAACGCCTTTGCCGTGGCCGAGTGAACGTCTTCACCGGACCTGAACACCCGGAGCAAGGCCGGGTCGCAAGCCCGCTTCGCGGCAATCCTCATCTGAAGCAGGCTGTAATCCGCCTTGACCAGCACCCGGCCGGCCGGGGCCTTGACGCAACTGCGGTAGCGGTGATCCCGGGGGACCTGTTGCATGTTGGGCCGCTCGCAGCTGGTGCGGCCGGCCGCGCTGCCGATCTGCTTCCACCCGGGGTAGACCCGCTCGCCCTCGACTTCGGCACCGGCCAACCAGCTTGAGCCGTACATCTTCACGAGCTGAGAGGCTTCGCGGTGTTCGCGGATCAGTTTCGCTATCGGGTGGGGAACCGCCGCGAGCTGGGCGTCGTGGGAGGCGTCAACGTTGAAGCCCAGGCCGCGGAGTACCTCGGTAACCTGTTGCGGACTGGCCCAGTTCCACGAGCCGCTAAAGAGCTGTCCGGGTTTGCCGGGGGCCTGGGCGTCGAGCCGCTTTTCGAGGTCCTTGACCCGGGCTTTCGCCTGCCCCGCCAAAGCCCGCCAGGCGTCCGTATCGAGCGGCACACCGGACTGAGCCAACCAGACGAAAGCCGGCAACGCGCGTAGCTCGATTTCCGACACCGGGTAAAGACCGCCCTTTTCCAGCTCCCGCTGGAGAGCTTGAAAAAGGGGCGGAAGTACCTCCACGTCGGCCCGTGCGTAGGCGATCTGTTCCGGCGTCAGCGGTCCGGAAAAGTCCGACTTCTGCAATTCCTTGTCGAGCGAGCGCTCCAGCCAGCGGCCGCAGCACGCGCCGAGGTTCAGTGGGGGGAAACCGTGGTTCCCCTCCCCGGCGGTGACGAGCTGAGCCAGCAGGAAGGTACAGACCGTTTCGGGGTATCCGCCCCCCTGTCCGTTCAAACCCAGGTGCCAGAGGAACCCCAGGTCGAACGCCGCATGGTGGGCTATCAGGATCTTGCCGTGAAGCAGTTGGAGTAACGGCTTCGGGTCGTGGGCCGAGCAATCCAGCACGGCCACGTCTTTCCCGTCCCCGACCGACAAAAGCCGGACCCTATCCTTGCGGGGGTTCAACCCGGTGGTTTCCAGGTCGAGGGCGATAACCCTGGACCGTTCGATTAGTGCCGCCACTTCCGCCGGTTGCTGGAGCGAGGTTGAGGCGTAACGCGACGGGGGGGCCTTCCAGGGGGCAAAGGTCGGTTTAGGCTCGGCGGGGGCTTTCTCGACGGGTTTTGGCGGTAGGGCGGCCGTTTGTGGGGTCGGCGGTCCGGTCTTGGCGGGAGCTTCTGCGGCGGGGGGAACGGGAGCGCCGGAGGCCGCCGCGGGCCGCTGCCGGACCAGCTCCAGCAACGCAGCGTAGTTGGCCCTGATTGTCGCCGCCTGCCCGGGGGACAGCCGGCCGGCCGGTGAGACTCCCAGCCGGCCGGCGGTTTCGCGGAGGGTGTAGCCGTCGCGTAGCAGACTGTCCAGGAACAGGGCGGGACCGGGGCCGCTCATCCCGTCTCCCCCAAGGTGTCTTCAAAGGTCGCGTCCTCGGGGTGCCAGAGCGATTCCCCCCGTGCCGCCCTCGCCTCCAGCTCGGCCACTTTTGCCGCCGTGCCGGGTTTCGCCACGGTGGCTTTGCGGGGCCGCTTCCCCCGGCTGTTGGCCACGCCGTTACCAGGCTCACAACGGAAGGCGACCGAGTATTGCAGCCGCACCCCGGGCCGTTCGTAGCAGCCCCAGCACAGGCCGCGGGGTTTGGTCGCCGGCCGCTGGTGGCAGTGCAGGCAGAGGGGCCGGCCGTTTTGTTTGTTGCGGTCGGTCACGGTTAGCTCCGATGTCGAGGTTCGCGGTCGTATTCGTTGCCGAAATCCTTCGTAGCGAACCCCAAAGAGGGAGGCTTTACCGAGTTCGATTTCACGACTTCGACCCGGCGTCGCGAATCCCCTTGACCGGCCCCGCCAATCACAAGGACGGTACGTACTTGCTCCACGATCCGGCTCCCGGAGAAACCGCCCTCGGCGGTCAAGCGCGTCACGCAAAGGACGGCGCACCGCGTTTCCCGGGCGAACACGTGGAGGGGTCGGTAAAACCGGAGGGCCGCCCTGTGGTCGTTCAGGTTGACGCCGGTTTCCTCCACGGTGTCGATGACCAGCAATGAAGGGCGTAACCCTATCGCCAGCTTTCGGAATTCGGACCACGTTTCCGCGGTGCGCAGGTCAATTCCGTGCGGCCCTTGTCCTCTGAGCCGGTGGAACCGAACGGTTTCAAGCGACGTCTGTAGATTTCGGGTCTGGTCTGCCAGCTTGTCGAGGCGGTCGGCGGCCGTCATCCAGAAAGTGAAGGCGGTTTCGGGCAGCCGCATTTCCTTGCCGTCCGGCCAGCGGAGCCCGTTGCGGATGCGGCGTAGCAGGTCAACGATAAAGGCGGTGGTGTCGCCTCCCCGGGAACTTGCGAGGGCCGTCAAAGTGCCTTTCTGAATCCAGCCTTCCCAGAGCCATTCGAACCTGGACCCGGCCGCTTCGAGGTCGGCTATGGTGGCCACGCTTTCGGCGGTTATCTTCCGCAAGGGATACCGGTCGCCGAGATCTTCGCCGAGAAGACTCCCCACCTTCCACAAGCCGGCTCGCATCTGGTCGGCTTCCGCAAGAGCTTGGGCCACGGTCAGCGGGGGAGGCTCTTTCACCGAGAGCTTTTCGGCTATCTCTTTCGCCTCTTTGGCGAAACTGATGAGGTTAAGCTTTACCTGTTCCAAGGTGGCTTTGTCCCCTTCCGTTTTCGCGAGATCCTTCGCCCTCGGAATCCGCTCCGCCAGCTCGGCCGCCTCTTCCGCCAAACGGTTCAGCTCGCGTTTCAAACTTTCGATCATTGGAGGCTCCTTTTCGGTGTCGAAAAACGGTATAACCTTTTTCCGAATAAGCTATATGTTCAGTCCGATGTACACTATGTGTCCAAAACCTCGGACCTACTATGGGCGCAGGGTTTTGGGCGCATGTTTTTCCGGCCTTCGACTTTGACATAAATTGTTGACATTCAATAACTTCTTCTTTTGTGAAGATGCGCCCAAAACCTCGCGCCCGAAAGAGGGGGTTTTGGGCGCATAGATTCGCTTTGATTTTGGTATAACCTTTTGCTTTTTGGAGGGTCATTCTTTGGCGTCTCCATCAGGCAGTTTCCAGGTCAATTTCCGGGGTTCGCCTCCCTGGATCACCCCCAGAGCGTCTTTTGCCCGGTAGATGGTTCCCTTGGCGAAATGCTCTGTCACGATCCCTTCCGTCAGGATCGAAACCACGTACTTCGGACCGTCCTTTAGCTGATCCACAAGCCACGCAGCGCATTTCCCGGAAGCCTCCATCGACCGGCCTCCCGGGTTCAACCCTGCCGCGACACTGGGCAGGTCGTCGTCGTACTCATTGCCGCAGTCGCCCATGCTGAGCCCCAAGGGGGGCGGCATGGGGGCGTTCGACTTGGTGACTTCTACTTTCCTTTTCGGGTTGTTCGGGTCCGGCTGTTCGATGCGGATGGCGATCCTAACCTTCTCCAACACCCGGCGCCCCAGGAAATGCCCCGTGGCGTTCAGGTGGGTCAGACAGAGGACGGCGCATTGCCCCCTCTGAGCGATCTCCTGCAACGGCCCATAGAACTTCTTCGCCTCCTCCTGCTTGCTCAGGTTGGCGTCGGTAGTGCTGCCCACGGTGTCGATGACCACGAGAGCTGGCCGGTTGGCAAGGATTCGGTCTTTGAACTCGATCAGGTCTTCCTTGCTGTCCAGGCTGGTGCCGGAGAGAGGATCATCCTTGTAGGCGTTGAAGAGGAACACGTCGCGGATCTCGAAAGCCCGGGTAAGTGCCACAAGCTCGCCGTGGTTGCGGTCGGCCGCGACCCAGAGCACCTTCGATTCCGGCGGCAGCTGCATGGGCTTGCCGTCCGGCCACGGAAGGCCGTGACGGATGCGCCTCACGAGGTCGGCACAAAAGCGGGTCTTGCCCGTGCCAGCCAGGGCCGCGACCGCGGTAAGGACACCCTTCTGTATCCACCCTTCCCAAAGCCATTCGAGGTTACAGCCGGCCGCGATAACGTCGTCAACGGTCGCGGTGTTCTCGGCAGTCGGGACGCGCCGGGGCTTCTGCGGTCCCTTCCCCGGACCCCCCGCCGTCGAGCCGTTCGCGGTGCCGTTCGCCGTCTGCCCGCCGGCGGCCGTGCCATCGGCGGAGTTGCCGCCCGCGCCGCCGTTCTCCGGCCGCCAGTTCAGCAGGCCGCCCCGGGGTCCGCCCTTCTTGGCAACGTCCTGGATCTTGTGCCGTAACTCGCTTTCCGACCACGGCCACGGCTGGCCTTCCTTGTTTTTGCAGCGGGCGTTCCATTCGGAGAGCGCCTGCAAACATTCTTCTTCGTTCAGCGCGAAGCCGTCGTAACAGACCCCTGCGGCACGGTAGCACTGGCGAGAACCTTCGCCCGTCCCCGTGCCGCCCACCGAGGGCGGGACCTTGAACAGGTAGCTTTTCGCCCGCTCGATCAGCTCGGCCCGCCCGCCCTTCGGCTTCCGCAGCCGGTCCTGTTCGGCCCACAAGGCAAGCAGCATTTCGGCCGCCCGGTTGTTCCGCTCCGCCTTCTCCGGCGTCCACTGGTAACCTTTCACCGGTTTAGCCCTTTCAAGCACCCACCGCCCTTACCCTCTGTTCGCCTAGTCTTCTTCCAGCCCGAACGCCTGACCGTAGCGGTGCGGCCGGCCCGGCACCTCGACGCCCTTGGTGTTCAGCGTGCAGGGAATCCGCCAGATGCGGGAGGCGTTGAACATGGAGGTATCAACCGTGGCCCGGCCGTCCGTGCAGCGCTCGTGCAGGCTCTCCAGCAACCGCTTCGCCCGCTCCGTTGACGCCTCGTCGTTCGGCCAGCGGACCGGGTAGAAGAGGTAAAAACCGTTGCCCGAGTCGCACTGTACCGGGTCGCTGAAGCCCCCCTCTGGTCCTTCGCACACGACGCGACATTGCTCCAGCACCCGCCACGCTTCCGCCTTTTCCTCTTCCGTGGCTGGGGCGTTCGTGGGCCTCACCGGGTCGATGTCCACGCCGAACCAACGCCGTTCGGCTATGTCCAGGTCGCAGGCGCAAACGTCCGTTTGCTCCAGCGAGAATTTCGCCGGGTTCAACGGGTTCGGAATGAAGTACACACCTTTGACGCCCGTACTTTCCTGCTGGAGAACCCACTTCGCCGCCAGGTCGAGCGACGCACCTTTGAAGTGAGCCGCCTTCGGCCGCTGCGGGCCTCCCAGGGACCGGAGCTCGGTCACCTGGGACGGCCCAACGAAGAGGCTCAGGACACGGGAGATCTCTTTGAGGCGGTCCATGTTTCAATCCGCCCCCGGTACTTTGACCGGGGGAACCTTCCCTAGAACGGAACGTCCCCGCCCTGTTCGGTGCCGCTACCGGCCGCCACGGGGGCCGGTTTCGCGGACTCGGGCGGCGGCCCGAAAACGATCTCGTCCGCGTTGCCCGAGACGTGTTGCCGGCTCGGCGGCATCGGAGTGGGCAACGGCTGGCCTGGCTTGATAAGGCTGTTGATGCGGAGGTTGTGGAAGTCCTTTCCGTTAGTGCCCGTGGTGGTGTCCTTCTTCCCGGCGAACCGGACCCCGAGGAGCTTGGGGGCCGCCGACTCCAGTTCCTTGGCGATCGGCCGGCCCTTCGCCGCCCCCCATTTCTCAGTGTCGAAGCCGAGCGTTTTCAGGTCCCCGCCGAGGTGGTCGAGGTTGTCTTGCGTGCGGAGGAAACTGGTCCGCTCGACCACGGTCCCCTCATACGGTCCGGTGAGGACCCGGCAGTGCAGCTTGTAAAGCAGCTCCTGCTGCTTCGGCGTTCTTACAAAACCGGCGTCAACCACCTCGCAGACGTAAAAGCCGTCCGGCAGCGCGTCCACGCCGGCGGTCTGCCCCTTCGGCTTGAAGCTGTTGTCGAACTGTTCCAGTTCCCAGTAGCTTTCAGAAGGCGAGCCCATGACGGTCTCCTTTCAGGAGGACGGCCGGCGTGTTGCCGGCGAAAATCAACTCACGTTTGGAACGGGTGACTGCGACGTAGAGCAGGTTGTACTCCTGCTCGATCTCCCACGGCTTCGACTTGACCCCGGTGCCGCCGCACTTCTTGCACCCGGCCAGGCCGGGTTTGCCGCCGCAGCTTTTGCAGCGGAACACCATCGGCATCTTTTGCGGTTCCAGGATGACGACGGTTTCGGCCTCCAACCCCTTCGCCCGGTGGACGCTCGAAAGGATCGTCTTTCCCTCCGGCGTCTCGTCGCTGAAGAGGCCGGCGACCCACTGCCGCAACTCGGCCAAGGTGTCGAACCGCGTCGCCACGGCGGACAGGCTTTCCACCCGATCGGCCAGTTGCTCAAAGGCCGACTCCGGCGCGTCCTTGCGGGCCAGCCGTTCCTTCTCCCGCTCTTCGTACCGAGCAAGCTTCGCAACGAGGTCTTTCGGGTCGGCGGCGTTCAGCTTGTCGAGAAGGTCGGTCAGTCCCTTGCCGACGTCCCGGCCGCGCAAAAGGACCGGCTTACCCGCAGAAAAGAGCCGGTAGGCTTGCCCCAATAGCGGGGCGTTGCGGCGGCAGATGACGAGCGGCGGCTTTTCCGGGCCGCAGCCTTCCACGACTTTGAGAACTTCGCCGGAATCCCCGCCGATGTGGCGGACGATGCCCTCTTCCGCGCCGTCCTTCGGCTCGATCTCGGGGACGATCTGCCGGGCCAGCTCGACGTGAGACACAGGGCAACGGAACGTGACGGTAAGCGGACGGTCCAGGCACGACCGCGGGGACAGGCCCATCCGCTCCCGCAGCCGCGGGATGCTTTCGGTGTCCGCCCCGCTGAAGCCCATGATGGATTGCCTACGGTCGCCCACGCACAAAAGCCGTCCGGACCCGGCAGAAAGGAATGCAAGCTCCTGCATTACCCGGCTGAGGTCCTGAACCTCGTCCACGATAAGCAGGCTGAACCCTTCCGGCCGCCAGCGCTCGGCCACCGGCAGCCAAACCATGTCGTCGTAGTCGATGCGGTCGGTGTTCTTTTTCGAGCACTCCAGCAGCTCCAGCACCGCCGGGGCGATCTCCGATTCGAGCGTTTTCGGCCGGTCGGGCATCTCAACGCCGTAGTGTTCGACCACGTCGGCCAGCGCCGGAAGGTCGGCTGCCAGGGTCAGCTTGGCCAGCCTGGAAAGCTCCAGAACCGCACGGGCGTTTTCGTCCGGCTTCCACCGTTGAAACCGATCCTGGTAGAACCATGCCGGCCGGACCAGCCGCAGGAGGTCTTTCGGCTTGTTCGTGTCCACGGACACGCCGGGGCAGTGCTTTCGGACAGCCGAAAAGCCAAGGCTGTGCAGCGTGCAGGCGCGGGCACGACCGCCGAGTTTCGTTTGCAGATGCTCGGCGATGTGGCGATTAAACGCCACGAACCCGACGTGTCCTTTTGCCGACTTCGCCGCACCGAGGGCCGTGGTCGATTTGCCCGACCCGGCTACAGCTTCGCTCAGCACGTGCGATTCCTGGCCGGACACCGCTTCCCAGACGGCTAACTGCTGCGGGGTGGCGAGAAGGCCGGCCGGCTTCGGTGATACGGCTGGAAGGTTCATGACGCCGCCGCAGCTTTCGCCGTTCCCGCCTCGTTCCCGTTCGCCTTGGCCGGCTTCGACAAGAGCCGGTCCTTGCAGTGCTGGTAGTGGATGAGTGGCAGCTGGGAGAGCGTCCGAATCTGGTAGTGAGCGAAGAGGCTTTCCCACCGGATGCCCCGCTCGCGGATCAACGTCGCCAACTCGGACGCTTGGGCGTCGCTGATCCGCTTCGAAGGGTCCGCGGGGCTTGACGCCTCCCCGTTGGGGGCCGGCGTGTCGGCCTTGGCCGGCTCCTGCGGCGTGGCCGTCGAGACGGCCGCGAGCGCTTTCGCCTCGGCGGGGTCGAGGTCTTCGGGGTCTCCGAGTTCGCCCACGACGTAGGCGGGCATCGCGATGGCGTCCGGCGTGAAAAAGCGGTAGCCGTTGCTCAGTGCTCTGGCAAAGAGCATGTTGCGAGGGCTCTTTGCCCAGTTGCTTTTGATCTCACCGTTCCGGGCAACAGCAATGCCGGTGTCTACCGCCTCTTGAAAAGTGAAGACGCTCGCCCCGAGCTTCTTCTTTCCCTCCGTGAACAGAATCCGACAAGCCTTGTCGGTGTGCTCCAAAATCTCATA